TCTCGCCCCACGGCGTTGCCGTTGTGAACCGGGCATTCTCGGTGTCCTTTGCTGCGTCAGGCTCGTAGGTGGAGAACGTCACCGCATTGCTTTCGATCCTGTTGCACGTGACCTTTGCTCGTACTGCCATCGCTGCCTCCTTATCCGAGGTAAATCACCGTAAAGCAAAATCCCTGCTCGTCGCTCTGTCGGTCGACCTGCGCGACCTTCGGCGTCGTCGTGCCGTCGTAGCCGGCAGGCAGCGTGATCTTATCCTTCGCCGAGATCTGATCGGGCGAGAAAACGTAGAGCGTCTGGCTTGACACGCGCATCTGCGCCGACTCGCGGTGCATGAACCGCACCGGCCCACCCATCTGCACCGTATAAGTCACCGGTGCGGCATATGTCGCCTGATTATGCTTATCGACGCTGACGTAGGGTGATACGGTAATCTCACCCTGCGCAAGGTCGACGAGATCATTCAGGAACTGGCTCACGACTGCCCCGCCTCGAATCGATTCGCAATCTCTGATAGCCTCCGTTTGAGCAGCGGATGCACCTCAGCCTCAGCTTCCTGCCGCAGCAGCCTCGCGAGTTCGCAGCGACACGACCATATCAGTTCCGGGATGCCCCTGACGTCAACCGCGAGCTTATGGAGGCCGTCCACCTCAGTAGGCTCCCGGCGAGTTGTAGCCCGTCTGATTCTGCACGCTGCCGGCCGATGGCTGCTGCGCGCGGGGATTATCAAACATCCCTCTGAAAAACCGTGGAGGCACCCAATCGCCATTATCCTGCTGCGCAAGCTTGTCGCTGATGCTGATGCCCCCACAGTAAGGCACCTGATTCGACAAGCCGCGCGCACGGAGCGTCGCCGCGAGGCCGCGGTAGAACTCAACGTCGTAGTCGAGGCTCAGCGCTCCGACGCGCTTGCTTCGGATGTTCCCGGCGCGCGCAACGAGGATCTCACAGCATAGGGCCGCCGCCATATACTGATTTGCTTCAAGCGTCTGCGCCCAATCAACCTCGGCGTCGACCATGAGCGGGCGTGCCGCCTGGATGTCCTGGATGACGAAGCGGATCTGATTGCGCAGCCCGACCGTCGACCCGGCATAGGCACCGGCCGTCGTGCTCGTCATCAGCGTCGGATCGTAGGACCACGTGCCGGCCAACGCCGTCGCGGCGGCCGCGGCCGCCGTCGTGCGCACCGAGAGGTTGACCGGCACGCCCGTCGCATGCGTGAAGAGGTAGCCAAGCGTGTCGGCATTCGTGTCGGCCTGCGTCAGGTCAACGCGATACTGCCCGTTACCGACGTGCGTAATCGTCCCGGCAAGCGCACCCTGCGCGGCGACATCCTTCGTGACGTAGCCTGTCACGGCGCCTGACGTGACGGGCGCACCGGCCGCCGTCAGCAGCTCGAAGAAGAACGACTGCCCAGCGGCGTTCTTGAAGAGGCTCACGCTCATGTATTATCCACGTGGCGCCCTGTGAGAACCTGCAGAGCCTCGTTGATCAAGTGCAAAGACCCACGCATCTTGTCGAGGGCTTTCTCTTGCGCTTCCAGCATGAAGGAATGCTTCAAGTGTATCTCGTAATTCTGACCTGTCCTCGCCTCCAAGCGTTCCAAGATGACGGTCTGCGCTCTGAGGATCGGTATAACGGACGCATCGAGAGTCTCGCTCGTCGTCCGCTTGTTCGCCTGCTGCCAAAAGTCACAAGTTTGCCCCCCAGCAGTATCCTTGTCGTCTCCTGCCTTGTCTTTCAAGAATGAAAACACGCGGTCGAGCACGAGCAATACAAGGATGCTACCTACGCCTAGCTGTGTCAGCATGTCCGCCATCTCTTCACCGGTACGTGATCGTCACATCTGCCGTCCCCGACGTCACGGCGAGGAGTTGCCCGCTGAAGATCATGCCGTAGCAGTTCTCCTTGACCGCCCCCGTATCGATAATCGCTAGCGCATACGAGGCAACGGGGCTCGTCGCGTTGTAAAGCGTCAGCGAGCCGGCGCCGAGCGTGTTCACGACGACACACCCAATGACGCCGGGCGTATTCTTGACCGTCGTCGAGGTCGCCGTCGTGATGTGAACAGACTTGAGGTAGGCAGGCACGCCGACGAACGGATTCGTTCCACCGCGAAGCGTCAAGCCAGAGAACTGAATGTTTCGGCCCGTCAGCACTTGGGCAAGCAAGACTGGAACCGTCTGCATTAGGAGGACGGTCAGACAGGCGACAAGGATCGCGAATAACCCTTGTCGCACGTACGAGGAGAATCGCTGCATCCGAGCCCTCCCTTTACGTGACGCGTACGCCGAGCACATAGACGATCGCATTGACGGCCGAGGCTCCGCTGATGACGAGGTTCGCCCCCGCAGCGATCTCGTGCTGCGCGTCGTCGATGCTCAGCGCGCGAGCGATGAGCTTGTCGGCGATGTTCAGGTCCATCACGTCCGTGATCGCCGTCGCGACGTTCTTGACGGTGATTGTGTCGCCGGAGCCACCGGCGCCAGTCGACACGGCCCATACGTCGACGACGCGCGTCTTGTGCGTCAGGACGACCGTGACGTCGCCGGTCAGCGCGGCGCACGCGATGCGGTGCAAGACCGGGATGCCGCCGATGACGTTGACGTCGGCCACGACCTTCGCGACCGTGCCGTCGAGGGCCGCCGGCACCACCATCGCGTTCGTCACCTTGCCCGCGCCTATGGCGACGACGCCTGCGTTGCTGATCGTAACGTCGCCGGATACGGCGACGTCCGTCCCGACGTTTGATCCGTTGCCGACGAAGATGTGCGCAGACGTCAGCGCGGCGACAGAACCAAGCTGCGTCCACGTCGGCGACGCCTTCGTATTCGTGTTGACGTAGACGGCTCCGTTGCTCGTCCGAATGTAGAACGAGCCAGGGCCGGCGACGCCTGCCCCGGTGACGGCGTTCGTCGGCGCACCGCTGCCCGTCAACGGCAGCACGATGCTCGGTTTGACGAGGAGCGCCCCGACGCGAAAGAGCCCTGTCGATCCGGTTTGTGCCATAGTGAAAGCTCCCTTTTCCCACCGCGCATGACGCGCGTCATCAAGAGAATGAAAGGCGCGCGATGTCTCTCGCGCCGCGACTTACGTGACCAACCCCAAGATCCGGTGATCGAGCATCTGCGCGACTTTCGCAGGCGGCAACCGCGCAGCATTGACGACCGTGCCACGCGCGTAGCGCTTACCGTTCACCCGCACGTCGCGCAGCACGACGCACGAGAACGGCGACGTCAACCCGGTGTCGCGCAGCACGCGCTGCGCGATGAGCTGCTGCACCTTGCCGCCATCCAGCCCCGCAGCGTCGACGACCTCCCCCGGACTGTAGGCCCTGACGCCGATAACAACCGCCTTGTTCGCAACGAGCATGAGCGGCCTCTTTAGAATCTGTTGCCGACTTTCATCAGGCGACCGCGCCCGTAAAGTAGGCACCGAGCTGCGCACCGATGACCTTGTTGACGAACGCGATTTGCGCCTCGACGCGCACCGTCGTAAGCCCAAGCCACGGCATCGGGATCTCGGAGGCACCGATCGTCTTGCCGAGGCCGTAGCTGACGCCCGTCCACATGAACGTGTAGAAAGCCGCTGGCGTACGAAGGCCTGGGGACGACGGCAAATGGACCAGCAGCGCGTTCTTGCTCGCCATGAGCGAGTAGGCCGCCGTTGCATTCTCGGCGTTCGTCGCGTAGAGGCCCTTGCTGACAATGACCTCCTCGACGCCGAAAATTTTCGCCAACGCTTCCTCGTTGGCCACCGCCGGCGCGCCGGCCGAGGCGCCGTACTTGATCAGGTCAATCACGTCCGGGTGCCGCACCAGCTTCTGATAGACCTGGAAGCTCAAATAAAATATGTTCGGAAGACGCCCGGTCTTCGCCAGAATCGACGCCTGCTGCGTCTGCACGTCCTCGATCGGCGTCGAGGTCGGGTCGTCCCAGGTCGGCGACGGCGTGATGTCGCCCGCCGTGCTGGAGCCCGTCCAGATTGACGCGGCCATGATGTCCGTCATGAACTGGCGCTCTTGCCGGATGAGCAATTGATACGTAATGAACTGAAGTGCGTCGCGTTTCGCGTCGAGAGGGTCGTCCGTATTCAACCGCACCTGCTCGTCGACATCCTTGTGCAGGGCGTAGACCTGGCAGTTGAACGCCGTGTTCGACACGTTGTAGCCCGTGCCGGCCGACTCTTCGCCCGGTCCTCGCGGCTTGGCCTCGTCTCGCATGAAGTCGTTCTGCGAGTAGGTAAAGTACAGGTTCGACTTCTTGTCCGAGGGCAAGATAGCATGACGCGTCGAGACGAACGCCGTCTCGTCCTGCAGGTAAGCGACGCTGATGTTCGTCAGCGGGCGGTCGACGTGGACTTGCCCGAGGTGTGGCTGCAGAGGCATCTCAGTTCTCCTTTTACGCGGCGCGACGCGGAGCCGCGCAGTTGATCAACGCCGTGATGTAGTTCGCGGCCGTCGTGCCGCCCGCCACCTCGACCACCTGGCCGACGGTGTACTCGGTCGTATCCGTGCCGGCGATCTTGCGGTCGGCCTGCCCGTCGGCCGAGGTGCCGATCGCATAGCCTGCGACAAGCGACGCATCGGCCTGAATCTTTGTCAAGCCGATCGCACAGACCGTCACCGGCTGCCCCGTCGCCGCCGTCGGTGTTGGCGCCTGAAGCACACCGA